GTGAGCGCCTTGGCGGGTATTACTACGAGGCCTACCCTAAGAAAGACCAAGATGCTGCTCCTGGTGATGTCACCCCCGGAAAACTGCCAGACGGCTCACGTGTAGGACAAATTGTTGGCGATGAGCTTATTACCTACACAAGGCAGGGAGCGCGTTGGGTTAATGATGCCAACTCCGAGGATGTTTTAAACACAACCCAGCTAAAAACCCGCTCTTCTGAAACTCTAAAGCTAAACGAAGAAGGACAGCCCACTCTAAGAGGTAATCGTCTTCGTGATTCTGACGGTAATCCCATCACTGATGAGTTTTTGTCCTCGCAAAAGGGACTCGAGGAGTCCTTCCGCGAGCTGATTGACTTTATCGGGGAAGATGCATACCTCTCCGCTTTTAACGCCGATTTCGACATTAATTTATTGGATAGTTTTGCGGAGCGTTTAGGGCTTGACTTCCGCAGTGACGGGTTTATCGACCCTCTAGCCCTGGCCCGGGCCCTCAATCCAGATGACTCTGTCCCCAACAACCTTCCCTCGGTCGCAACCAGATACGGGATTATTAGGGACCCAGATGACTGGCACAACGCTGAGATTGACGTTGAGGTTCTTCCAGATCTTCTGGACAAAATGCTTGATGAAGTAACCCCCGACAACTCTGTTCTTGACGCAGACAAAAGAGCAGCCGAGTATGAGAACGGGATTCGCAGATATTTTGAACAGCTAGACCAGTGGGAGGCCCAAGAGGGGATTACACCTAGGTCGCCCGCGCCGGTAGAAGCCCAAGAGGAGCCTACACCTACACCTACACCTACACCTGCTCCTGCTCCTGCGCCTCAGGGCGAAGACACCTCTTCAGATCAAGAAATTGATGCTATGGGGATCGGGGCCAACCCTCGCTCTATATTTGGTGACACAATAAATGAAGAGTGGATTGCAGACGAAGAAAACACTATCGTTGTGGCCAATAGTGCTAGCAATGTCAGAGACCTGCGGATTGGTGACTTTTTCGGAGATCAAAACGGAGAGTACAACGAGCTTCTTGTAGTAGAGACAGATCCCATCACCGGCAGGGAGACATTTACTTACCGAAATGTCAACACAGGAGAGATTTTTAGGGCTTTTGGGGCTCCAGGGTCTCAGGCGCGGGTGGGTACAGATCAAATGCCTTTGCGCAGGCGATCCGAACTAGACGGGCTGAGTAACGCTGAAATTCTAGGTCTTTTAAATAATCGCGCACGTAGAGACTCTCTAAATATGGCCGTCCCTGAGGTTCAATTTGAAGACGGGGCAAGTAGGGCTGTTTCTAAAGCTATTGACGACTTTATTAACGAAGGTCGTGGAGACGCCTCCGTCTCGGACGGCTTGCCTGCTCGCGAGACAAGTGCCATGCACACCGATAAAAACGGATTTGCTCTTGCCGTAGACGACCTTGTCTATAACCCTAAGACAGGTACTACACATAAAGTAACCCAAACTTACCCAACGTACTCTAAAAATGAATACGTTAACTACGTTCGAATAAGTTTTATTAATTCCAAAGGCCAGGCCGACTCTAAGCCTATGGCGTCCGACAAACTTGAACTGATCAATCCCCCTGCTCAGGAAGAGGCCCTTTCGCCTCTGTCAGATGTTTTTGGCGAGCAGGTCGTTATCGGAGGTAAGAAAGAAAAGCCTAGAGATCCAATTTTAATTGCTCGCACAATAGAGCGACTTATGGGCTACCTGAACCCCGGGCCAGGATATATTCGTCCGATTGGCAATGCCATTAAGGCGGCTATTAAAGCCTATAGAAATAATGATTTTGCATCTGCTGAACGCTTTGCGGGGGCGGCAGTAGACTACGCTGACTCCATAGAAGCCCCAAAAATCACTGTTGAAGACATCAAAAACCAGGTTGCTGACAGAGCAAGAGGTCTTGCTGGCCTGATTCAGCTGCCTGAGACAGGTCCTGCACCCAGGGAGGCCTTTGCTGAAGCCGTTGGTCTGTACAACACCGGGAAGTATGCCCAGGCTCGCAGGAAGCTTGACACGGTGGAAGATCTACTCTGGAACGAGGCAGAAGAAGCTCGTCAATCTGCAGGTCGCTCACCGCAAACTGCTGTTAAAAAGTTTATTGATGGAGTTGGAGAACTAGAATCTGCGATTGATGCTCCCCTAACCAGAGAATATTTTGCTCGGCTACTCCGAGATGCTCAACGCAAAGACTATGATTTTGAAAATAAAGAGGGGATTATTCAAGAGGCACTTCAAGCCATTAGAGACGGATTTATTATCCCCGGATATCAAGTTCTTGAAAGACTTGCTCGCACCAGAGAACGCCAGCTTGATCAAAAAAATCCAAAGCGGAGAAAGCTTGGAGAAGAAAGCTATACTCAGCGGCTCACAGCTGAGATTAACTCTGACGTTGCTGAGAAGCCGGGGTCCTCTGCAGATGAATTAGCGGAGACAGGGACACCCGAAGAGGCTGCTCAGGAGCAATTAGACCAAGTTGTCAACACGGAAGGTCGTCGTGGTCTTTTTTACACAGACGCTGCGAGTATTCAAGAAAAAGATATTGTCTTTACAGAAAGCGGTGTTGGGACTGTCATAAAGAGGCGGGACCTTGAAGACGGGTCCATTGAATTGACTGTTACGTCTTCGCGTGCTGTCCTTGATGCAGATGGTAACGAAGTAGATCTTCTTACCTCCTACAATAAACTGTCCTCCCAGCCCGATGATGAAATACTTCTTCTTCAACGACCCGCCAAGGACAATGCCCCTCTCCCCCAGAAAGCTCGCAGTATTGGGTCCTCTGAGATTTCTGACTCTGATTATAACGAATTTGAAGGATTCACTGGGCCAGAAATTGTTGATGAAGAGGATAACGAAATTGAGCCTCCCCCCGTCCTTAACATGGCAGTCCCGGGAACTTCTCCAGCAGAGGACGTAAATGCTACCCCAGAGCAGGCAGCCATTATGGATGCTATCGCAGAGGGAGTTAAACGCGTTAAGGTTCTAGCATTTGCTGGAAGCGGTAAGACCACCAGTCTTAAGATGGCTGCTAAGTCAATTCTTAAAAAGAACCCTAAAGCCAAGATTCTTATGGTTATGTTTAATGTCTCTTTGAAGGAAGAGACCTCTGCAAAAATGCCAAAAGGCGTCGAGGTTCGTACCTCTGGATCACTTGCTTTCCAGGCCTTAGACCCCCAGCTTAAAAACAAACTGAGTAACCAGGCAAATACAGCCAAGTTCCCCGACATGGCCGTTTCCCTCCGGCAGGAAACTAAAAAGCTCGGCATCCAGGGTCCTCGTAAGCTTACGGTTGATGGCTCAGAAGAAGAATTCAGTGCCACTAGAGTAGCTCGGGAAGTTAAGAGAGCTGCTATTAAATTTTCATACAGCTCAGATGATAGAGTTACTGCTGAGCACTTTGGTGATAAATTTGATGAGGTTCCAGCCGAGCTGATTAATTTAGCGCAGAATTACTTTGACATGGCTGTATCGCCAAATGGTGATATTAAGCTAGAGAATCACCACATTGTAAAGCTTTGGTCAATGTCCAACCCCGATCTGACAAAGTTTGGCTCTGGTGTCTGGAACACCGGAGCTCAGTATCTCTTTTTTGATGAGGCGCAAGACATCAACCCAGCCGTGGAAAAAGTTATCACCAACCAGAAAAACTTTGAGTCTATGGTCTGGGTCGGGGATAGCCGACAGGCTATTTATCAATTTATGGGTGCTGTAGATGCAATCAAGAGGTTCTCTGCCGACCGTGTGCTGGCACTCACACAGTCGTTCCGCTTCGGGGAAAAAATTGCTGGGATTGCGAATCGTGTGCTCAGTCTTATCGGTGAGCCAAGACGCATTAAAGGCTCCGGCCCGAGCGGTGAGATTATCGATGGCATGTCTGATCCGACCATTGTTATCAGTCGAACTAACCCTGGTGGCTTGGCCAAGTTGGCTCAGTTTATTGAAGAAGGAAAAGCTGTCGCCATAGACGAAGACGCACTCATGGAGTACACATCTCTGCTCGACGGTATTGCTTTCCTCAGAGCACGCACTAACAATCCGGGACTAGAGCGCCCCGCCACACTGCACCCGCAACTTGTTGCATATGACGACTATAGCCAACTCCTTGAGGAGAAAAAAGAGGGAATGCTTGGCGGAGGTGCTTCTGCAATGCTCAACATTTTGCAGAAGTTCCAAGAGTCTCCTAACGACATCGGAGCTGTGCGTGATCTCATAAATCAGTTCTCCGTGGTTCGAGACATCCCCACTGCAAAGCGTAGTGAAGACTATAAAGCTCTTGATTACGACGACATTGAGCCCGGAAGTATTGTCCAGGTCAACGCGGAGTCCGAGCAGGCTCGCAGGGGGAACTCCGCAGCTTACGCCTGGGTGGGAGACGACGGCACAGTTTTTGCCCGAGCTTTTGGATTCAACCGAGGTCAAGGAGCTGCTCAAGAGCGCAAAGCTATGCATGCTTACTTTAAGTCTCTAGGGTTTAAATGGGACCCAGAGGCAAGCATCCCCGACTCCTTGCGCCAGATAAAAAACTCTAACGGTAAGTCTATGCAGACTCCGCCCGAGGGGCAGGGTGGAGCATATGTTATGCCCGCCGGGTCTCCCACAAATCTGGACGAAAACGGTCGCTGGATGCTCGCCAATCAAATTAAAAAATACGCTAATAACTACTTCCAAACTCCAGAAACTCCCATCTCGTTTACCACTGCCCACAGGGCAAAAGGCCGTGAGTGGGATCAAGTTCTAATTGCCGGGGACTTCCCAAAGCCAGATATGGACGAAGAAAGCCTTGAATGGAAGCTTCCCGATGAGGAGGAGCTAAACCTTATTTACGTAGCAGTCACTCGAGCAATTAAAGGCTTAGATCTTGGCTCCCTGAGTTGGGTGCTGGAGGAGACCACGGACGACGACGCCGCGTATCGTCAGCCAAGTGCTGAAGAGAGCGTCTTGAACATGGCTATTCCTACTAAAAAAGTCAGCAAAGTTGAATTTGTTGAAATGGTAGATGAAGCCGATCAAGCCTTGGCTGCCCAAACCCAGCGGGTTCTGGATGAGATTAAAACAGCAATTGCGGACGGGGAAACCCCCCCGTGGGTCGCCCCATGGCAGGCAACAACCAGAAATCAAAATACTACTCCGGGTCGTCTTCCTATAAGTGTTACTACCGGTAACGCCTACTCGGGAAGCAATCTTCTTTATCTGCAGGCAGTAGCTAAGAACAACGGTTGGTCAGATAACCGCTGGGCCACCCAGGGCGAAATAGATAAGCGCGGGGGCAAAGTAAAAGCAGGTGAGCTCCCCACTAGGATGACTGCTTGGTTGCCCAACTACACCACAATTTTAGATGACGAAGGCAACGAACTTGAGACCATTTATTCGGTAAGCCCTCAAGATCACTTTGTATATAACGTTGAGCAAGTAGACGGTCTAAGCAACCTTGGAAATACCCCTAGTGCCGCATCTCTTACCCCTTCAGAAGCAGAAAATGCTATGTTGGCTTCCTACGTAGACGCACCCTCTATTGTTAACCAAGAATCCAGCCCCGAAGACGTCGAAAGCGGCCGGGCTGCCGCTAACTACCAGCTAACCACGGACACCATCTCTCTGCCTCTCAGGGAAAACTTTCCTTCTAATGAGAAATATTTTGAAGCACTCGCCCATGAACTTATTCACTCAACAGGCGCGACTCAGCGACTCAATAGGGAAAGTGTTGCCTTCCCCGGAGGGGTGAGTGCCTACTCCGCTGAGCAGTATGACGAAATGAGAGTCGAGGAAGAGTTTATTGCTCAGATTGGTACAGCTATTCTGGCCTCCCGGTTAGGGGTTAGCCTAGATATTCCAAACTTGGCTTCTTACATGAAAGCCTGGCAAGATGTGTACAGTGACGACCCAGACCGCCTTGTGCGAGCAGCCAGAAAAGCTCAGGATGCTGCTGATTACATTCTTCGAGGCGGTGGCGGAGGCTCCGCGTCAGCCCCTGAGGCCGCCCCGCTAGATGATTTTCTTGTCTCCTCTACTGGCTGGCAGCTAGCCGTTCCCACAGAGCGTTTTAACATGGCTATCCCGTCGGAAGACACAACTCCGGAAAAACTAAAGAGTGAAGTTTCCGAAACTAAGACTAAAGCTCAAGAAATTTCTGAAAAAGTGACCAACATGGTTGTACAGGCCATTGAAGATGGAAAGGAGCTTCCATGGAACAAGCCGTGGACAAGCGACAACATTTTCTCGATGCCCTACAGCGTGACCTCAAATAAGCCCTACCGAGGATCTAACATTGTTTCCTTGTGGGTAGCGGCGGCAGTAAACGACTGGGAAGATAATCGCTGGATTACTTTCAACGAAGCCAAAAAGCGTGGTGGGTCCGTCAAAAAGGGCTCCAAAGGCACTCAAATTGTTAACTGGAGCCCAGTCAAGAAGAACGTAGAACAGCCAGACGGAAGCATGAAAGAGGAAGTAGCCTTTATGCGGCCCTCAGTCTACACTGTGTTCAACGTGGAGCAGACAGAGGGTGTGCAAGACCTCCCCGAGCCCGAGTTGATGGAGCCAGTGCCGATTCTAGAGGCAGAAACTGCTGTCCTCGATCGGTACAAAGATGCGCCTCCTATTAGCAATAAGCTTCAAGATGCCGCCTTCTGGCGTCCCTCAACAGACGAAATTGTTATGCCGCTTCGGGAACAATTTAGTGATGTAGGAGAGTACATCGCTACCCTATTTCACGAACTTACCCACAGTACCGGGCACAAGAATCGGCTAGACCGTAGTGACCTTGGCGATAAGTATTCAACACACCTTGATGCTCGAGGAGAGGAGGAGCTTGTTGCCGAAATAGGCTCTGCTATTCTTGCCGCCCGCATGGGAATAGAGCTAGACCTCACTCGAACAGCTGGTTACGCACAGTCCTGGTTGCGCCCTTTGAAGAATGATCCCGACATGATAACCAAGGCAGCTCAGAAGGCGCAGGCTGCAGTAGACTACATTCTCGGAGACTCCCCCTACCGGGGAGAATCCGGTCGGACTGGTGAGGAGCGTGCAGCGGACCTAGAGGCCCCTGAAGCAAATGCCGAGCCCACTGCCCCAAACCTAGGAGAGCAGGGAGTACCTGGAGATAGCAATGATTGAAAACTTTCTAGACAAAAAATCGGTTGAAGACTACTATTATATTGTGGACAGTGCTTTCTATGACGGAACTGCTGCAGAAGACGTAGAGTCCGATAAAAAGTACGCTGAAGAGAATCCCGAAAAGGCGGAGGATTTATAATGGATAAAGATAAAACACCCACAATGTGGACTGAAGAGATCCTTGAAAAGTATCTCCGAGTAATCGAGCTAGCCGAAGTAGACCCAAATGTTCTTCAAGAAAGAGCAGATGCTGTTGTACCCATAGAGTTGCCAGAAGGAGAGAAGCCCCGTGAGTGATTCTCCTGAAGAAAAATTAACAGATCATATGTACATTATTTATGACGCTCCCACGGGTCAAGTCACCCAGGTTAAGTACGAAACAGCTGCGCACGGGCTGTGGACCAGAATTCAAGGGGAGTGGCGGGAATTAGCTTTAGAAGATGAGAGCGAAGATTTTATGGAGCGCAGAGAAATTGCTGGAAAAAACTACCTAGAAACTCGTGACTATTTTGACGACCAAACCGAGCAAAAGATACTTACCTACGAGCCAGAGTACAGGATGTGGTTTGCTTAATGATTGAGCTCTTAGGGCATAGAGGCAATAGAGTCTTATTCGACGATGACGGATATGGCGTCATTATCGACGCCCAAGAAAACACTGTAGTCGAGTACGGAGAGACCGACTCTTTGGTTGCCTCGGCAGACTGGAGCTCCTCTACGGAGTCAGGGAATTATGCACTTGCAGAAGAGCTGGCTTCTGCCGCGCTTACTGATTTAGATATAAATGTACTCTCAGCCAATGACCGTATGTACACCATCCCCGCCGGTGTGAAAGAAGAGGCAAAAAGAGGACTTAAGTGGCGCAAAGAGGAAAGCCGTGGAGGCACTAGCGTTGGCCTGAATACCGCCCGGACTTTGGCAAAAGGTGGCCAAATTGGGATTAAAAAAGTTAGGCACATTGCTAAATATTTTCCACGGCATGAGGTTGATAAAAAAGGTAAAGGCTACAAGCCCAAAGAAGACGGGTACCCCAGCAATGGTCGTATTGCATGGGCACTTTGGGGAGGCGACTCCGGTAAGAGCTGGGCCTCAAGGATTGTAGAAAGCGAAGACAAAAAAAATAAAAAAGGTGTCTCCGCCGGGGGGTATGACCAGAGCCCTAGGGTAGATTTCTCTGCTTTTACAGAAAAAACAGATTTTTATGTACGAATTAGATTAGATGGAACCGGCATTGACAGGCTTTATCGCGTTCTGACAGACGGCATGTGCCAAGTTTGGGACGACGGCTGCTGGGACGATATGGGCGATATTTCGTTTGACTTTATCACCTATGACAAAGCCCTGGACGACCCCTACGACTCCTGTAAAAAAATTCATGTTCCCGTAGACCTTAAAACAGCTGTAGCCGTTTCTGCTTTGTTTGACAGTGACCCCTACAGAGCTGTGAAAATAGTAGAAATTGAGCCAGAGGAAACAACCCTATTTGAAAAATCCATGGCTGAGCTTGACTGGGATGTTTTTGACCAGCTAAGTGATGACCAGCTTGAGGTAGACGACTACTGGGACGACGGTCTTACAGCTTCAGGAACAGCTACTTTTGCAGAAGAAGCTGACAGTACCCCGGGTGTCTACACCGAAGAGGAGCGCTCCGAGAACGCCTCGACTCAGGTTAGAGACCGTCTTGGTCGCTTTGCCGAGGTGGGCCAGCGAGTTGTTATTGGTGGGAACTACAACTACCAGGGAAACATTACAGCACTAGACGGAGCCACAAAGCAGATTAGTGTCGAACTAGACAACGGCACGTCTGTTGATGTGCCGGGGGACTCTGTGCAGGATGTCTCCACTTTTGAACCAATCCCAGTGTCTAGTCCTACTGCCACTCCTTTGGATTACACAGGAATCCTCGGAGAGCCCAGAGTTCCCATCGACCAGCCCAATGCCATGCTGCCTGGACGCCTCCCCCCTCTCACCGCAACTGACACAAATCTTCTGGTAAACGACTGGGATTCCTGGGTTGCGGGGCAGCGGCTAGCCCCTGAATACTCAGGCGACCCCCTCCCTCCTTTTGTTCCCAAAGAGGTTCCTGATATTAATACGGCTATGGGGCGCTACTACGAGGGAGCATTTAATCCTGACGGATCCACCAAACCTGGTTGGAACCCCGCAGTGGCGCAGAACGTATTTAACGAACCGCTTCTACGCGACTGGCTAGATGAGCGGTACGCCAACAATTCTGGGGAAATCGGGTACCACAACCGTGGTTGGTATACGCCTCCTGTAACGCCAAGGTCCACGCCTGTTGAGCAAAAAAAGACTCGTAGTGAGGTATACGACCCCACCAACGTGGCCTACTGGAATGATAGATTTAATCCAGTTAACTTCTCTATTACCGCTGCTGCTGACGATAAGCCCCTAACTCCCGAAACAAGTGATGTTCCGGTCATGTACCTGGCTATTGTAGCTGACGACGACCCCCAGGCGGTTATGGAGCTTGTAGCGTTGGTGCCTGCGTCAAAAACAAGCAACGCTCCTTTCGCGTACAAGCGTGAGCCCGGCAAGTGGGTTGCTGATAACCAGATTATCTCTGATCTTAGAAGTGCAACACCACCCCCCGTAATTGTCCTTGACAACGAAATGCTTTCAGAAGTCACTGAGCAGATTGATAGTATACAAGCCTCTGTGAAGCTTCCCTACTTTATTGCCCACACAGACAACAAGATTATTCGGGCATTAGTAGCCGCCGGTGGAGCTGACCGCAACCGTGGCAACGCTGAAAAGCTTCGCAGGTACTGGACTGTTGGCAAAGGCGGATTGAAAATTCGCTGGAACACTCCTGGTGATTGGACTCGGTGTAACCGCCAACTTAAGAAGTACATGGGTCCCCGTGCAAAAGGCTACTGCGCTCTCCGCCACAAAGAGATGACAGGTGTCTGGCCTGGAGATAAGAAAAATATTGGTAAGAAAACCAAGAAAGCACTGAAAGCATCTGCTGAACTAGAAACACTTAAATCTGAAGACCAGATTATTTCTGAATTTACTTTAAGAGCTAAGGCCGAGTCCGCCAGGTCACGAGTTGCTGGGAGGCACGGAGTTTCTCCAACTCTGCACGGCCTTGAGTTTGTAATCCCCCTCGTCATCCCTGAAAACGTAGAAACGGGGGATGGACGTATATTTAAAAAAGGATCGATCACCCTAAGAAGTCTTCCTCTGCCTCTTCTATGGCAGATTAAAACAGGGGACGGCCATGACGGGTCCGTTGTGGTTGGTCAAATTATTTATATGGAAAGAACTAATGAAGGCATAGGAAATGCCTATGGAGTTTTTGATACAGGACCCTTCGCTAAAGAAGCAGAGCGTTTAGTTCGTCATGGGTTTATTCGTGGGGTTTCTGCGGACATGGATAAATTTGAAACTGTAGACGAAATTCTCCCTGAAGACGAAGCCGGAGAGAAGTCAGATGATGACAACGCCGGTAAAATAAATATAAAGAGCGCCCGTGTGATGGCTGTAACTATTGTCCCTAAACCAGCTTTCCAAGAGTGCTACATTCAAATTGTTGATAACTCCAAATCGAGTTATCAGGAGGAAGATATGATCCCCGACGGCATTTACATTGATGAAGTGGACCCCCTGGGTGCGTCTGCTCTTGTAGCTAGTGGCCTCATAGCCGGAGCAGTCCCTCTAGAGCCCCCCACAGAGTGGTTCAATGACCCACGGCTGCGGCAGGCTACCCCTCTTACAATTGATGACGATGGAAGAGTTTTTGGGCACGTTGCCGCTTGGAATGTTGACCACATTGGAATGACGTCTGGGACTCGTCCTCCCCGTAGCCGCTCCAAGTACGCTTATTTCCACACGGGAGCCCTCAGGACAGCCGAAGGAGCAAACGTCCCCGTGGGGCAGCTTACCCTGGCTGGTGGACATGCGGGTCTAGAAGCTTCGGCGCAGGAAGCTGTTCGTCATTATGATGACACCGCTTCCGCGTTTGCAGACGTTCACGCTGGCGAAGATTCTTTCGGCATCTGGGTCGCCGGCTCTTTGCGACCCGGCATTACCCCAGAACAGGTTCGTGCAGCCCGTGCGTCAGCTCCCTCTGGTGACTGGCGTCCGATTAACGGTCGCCTAGAGCTGGTAGCAGTGTGTCAAGTAAATGTCCCCGGATTTCCCATTGCGCGGGCTCGTGTTGCCTCCGGTCAGGTTATGGCTTTAGTCGCAGCAGGTGCGAACGTTCTTGCTCACATGAAGCACGACCCACTCGCAGAGTTGAATCAAAAAGTTGATGAGGTTCTCCGGCAACAAAATCAGCCCTACTTTGAAAAAGCAGAGGAGCTAAAATCTCGCTTTAGCTCACTGACTTCTGATATTTACACGGAAAAAGCATCTGAGCTTTCCGCCCGTGTGAGTAAGGCTAAGAAGGAAGACGAAGAAAGCTCTGACTACATGATCCAGATGATGGATGATGATCCCGAATCAGAAATGGCCGTTGTCCCTCGTAGAGTCCGCCAGCGTCTTGCAAAAGAGGGTAAGGCAATGCCAGATGGCTCCTTCCCCATCCGCAACCCCCAGGACTTGAAAAATGCCATTCGCGCTTATGGCCGGGCAAAGCCAGGAAGTAAGGGTGCGGTTCGTAAGCACATTATGCGACGAGCTAAGGGCTTAAAGCTGACAGACCTGATTCCACCCAAATGGAGTACCGCGTATTCAGAGGACGGAGAAGAGCTGTCGCTAAGGCAGAGAGCCGAGGCCGCCGCCTCTTTTTTAAAAAGTGAGGCAGTTTTTGCACAAGCCGTAGAGCTGGACCCGGACGAAATCAATGTCATTAAGCAGCTTCCGGGGCGGGATGAAGATGGCAGGATTAAGTACACACCTGAGACACAGCCTCGTGATGCCGAGGGGAAGTTTCGCAGGGTCTTGGCTCGTCTAAAGAATGATCTGGGCACTTCAGGTCTTCAAGATGTTGTCGAAAAGGTCGAAGAGGCAGAGGGTATGGCATTTGCCGGAAACTACGCTCAAGCCGCTGAGTCCGCCGCTGCTCTTATCGATATTTTAGAGCGCCTAGACACTAACGCCCTTAATTCGGATGCGCTGGAGAATATTAAATCCAGTACTGCAGAGCTAGGCAAGGTAATTGCCAATCTTCCTCTTGCCTTCGGTGAAGATGCAGAGAAAATTCGCTTCAGTGATGTCCCTCCGGCGCTGCAAAGATTGATGGAAGAAATGATTGAGCGAGTCGAGGAAAAGATTGGTCAAGAAGACGCCGACATCGCTACGCAGGGGCTGAAGTCCTTTATGTCCGGGTCAGACCTGTACAGCCAGTCAGAGATATCCAGCGAAATGTCTACGCTTTTGAGGCTCCTCACCTAAGTGACCGAAAAGGGTTAAAAATCGTCCAATCACCTTTTTTAAACCCTAGTAACATTATTACTAGGTGGAGTGCCTCTACACGCACTGCGGTTGGAAGTCCCTCGGCCTCGACTAACAAGCAATAGAACAACCCCGTTCTATCTGACTGCCCTAAGGAGGGACAGTGGACCAAATCAAAGAAATGCTGAATCAGCTTTCTGAGTTGGCCGACGATCAAGTCGGCGAACTTCAAAGCCAGATTGTCGGCGAATTTGAAGCGGTCGAGAAAGAAGACCCTTCTCCGCAGACAGTTGACGCTATGACGTCTCTTGCCGATATGCTCGACTCGGTTCGCACCGAGATGAAGCAGCGCGAGGCCGCAGCCCAGGAGCTTGCCCAGCGAGCCGCCGAGGCCGCTTCTCGTGTATATGGCGAAGGCGACTCAGCCGAAGAAGAAATGATGGCCGACTCAGAGACCCCGATGGAAGAGGGTACTGAAGAGGCTGGCATGGACCCTGAGGCTGAAGAAATGGATAAAGAAATGGCTATGGAAAAAGAAGGAATCGTGGACACCGAGGACGGCCCTATGGAGGTCGAAATTGAGCCCGCAGATTCTGACGACATTGCTGAGGCTGAAGGCGAAATGCCTGATGACGAAGAAGAAAAAGCCATGATGTCCGAAGCGTCAATTGACGAAGAGAAGACTACCGAACTCTCGACCGAAGAAACAACTACTTCTGAAGCACCTGCTGAAGAAGCACCTGAGGATGAAGAGACCGACTCTTCTGAATCTGACGAATCAGCCGATGAAGATGCTGAAGGAACCGACGAAGCCGAGGCTTCCGTTGAGTCCGATGCAACTACAGAAGCTTCCGTCGAAACTCAAGAAACCCCAACTGAGCTTTCCGCTCAAGAAACTATGGAGGCACCCGTGACCGCCGCTGCACAAAACGCAGAAAACCTCGAGATTGAGGTACCAGCGGACCGCCGCCCTGTTGCTCAGGTATCAGCAGCTCCCGTGGCTATCACGGCAGGTGCTGACATCCCAGGCTACACAGCTGGTAGTACGCTAGAAAGCATGGACACCGTCGCAGAGGCGATGTCCAAACGAATTCACTCGCTTCGCCGCGTGAATGGTGGAGATGGAGAGCAGCACATTGTTGCTTCTGTTACCACCTCCTTCCCCGAAGAGCGTACGCTCTCAACCGATGCAGAAGCGAACTGGAACAAAATTCAGGACGTCGTTGGCCCCGAGGCCCTCGTCGCTGCTGGTGGACACCAGGCTCCCTTTGAAGTTCGTTATGACATCTTTGGATTCGGTTCAACAAACCGTCCCGTCCGAGAGGCCCTTCCGAGCTTTCAAGCAGATCGTGGTGGAATTCGCTTCATTACTCCGCCAATTCTCTCTGACTACCCCGACGCAATAGGCGTGTGGACAGCTGCTAATGACGCAGCTGAAACCCCCAGCCCTAGCACCAAGAACAGTCTGACTGTTGCTGCCGCTCAGGAGAACACCGTTGCTACTGACGCTGTGACCCTTCAGCTGCAGTTCGGCAACCTGGCAACTCGCGCGTACCCTGAACTGATTGCTCGTCACAACGAGCTCGGTCTTGTTCAGCACGCACGCGAGGCAGAGCAGAACCTGCTCAGCAAGATTGCTGCTGGTTCGACAGCCGTAACCTCCACCAGCCTCATTGGTGTTGGTCGCGACTTCCTCGTCCAGCTTGGTCGCGCTGCTACAGGCTACCGTGCCCGGCACCGTCTTGAGCCAGATGCTCCATTGCGCATTATCCTCCCCGTGTGGGTTAAGGATGCAATGGTAGCTGACCTGGCTCTGTCGATGCCTGGTGACAGCCTGCTCAACGCATACAGCGAGATTGACGGCCTGATGGCCTCTCGTGGCATCAACGCTAGCTACACCCTGGACAGTGGCATGGCCACCGCTCAAGGCGCTAACGCGATAAACGAGTTCGCTGATACCTTCGTTTGGTACATCTTCGCTGAAGGAACATTCTTGTTCCTTGATGGCGGAACACTGGACCTGGGTATCATCCGAGACAGCTCGCTCGCTGGAACCAACGACTACAAGATGTTCGTTGAAACCTTCGAAGGTGTTGCAAAGGTCGGTGTCGAGAGCCTTGCGGTTACTTCCACTATCCAGGTGAATGGTGCGGCTGCTGCCCTCCGTGACACCCTTGGTGGGGTTGCCTCAGCGGTAATCGAGTACTAATCCCCTAATCATCTACACGAGCAACGCTTACAGTCTAAGGAGTAAAAATGGCAACATTTCAAGGAGTATTTGAAGCTCACAAGCTTACTCCCGCTCCCGCCGGACTGCTAAGCGTTGCTCGTGTGATGACACACACCGCTCGTGCCTATGACGAGCGCTGGGTTAGAGAGTTCTCTCAGGAGTATGACTCACTTCCCACATCAGTTCAACTATTAACAGTTAATGATGCGACCGTCGCAGACGGTGTTATTTCGACTGATTCTGGATCTAGTTACCTAGACTATGTTCCTTTTTACATTGATGTTGAGGATTTCGCCTCAACTTTTGGTCTTCTCGGAGAAGATCGGTTTAAGCGTGTTATCACAGAACTTGAGTCAGTTACTCAAAAGGTGATAGAGCGTGAGTTCTGGGAGGGTAAAGCCGCTCAGGCAGAGACTACTGCCAATTCAAACATGTATTTGACCAAGTCTGGCTTAGCCACTATTCCCGTTGCGGGGGCCTTTAAGCCCGAAAACGCTTTGATGCACCTGGAACAGGCTATCTCTTCCTCCCCCGTAGGTGAGACCGGTGTTATTCACGTGACGCGCGACGTCGCCTCCATCCTGGGATCCCGGTTGGTTTACCTTAAAGCAAAAGACGACAACCCCGCTCAGGTGATGACTCGCCTTGGAACCCCCGTAGTCATCGGCTCGGGGTACACAGGGAAGGGCCCCATCGGGGACACAAACGCAGCGGCTTCGGCCACAAACAAATGGATTTTTGCCACAGGGAGCGTAGACGTTCACCTAGGCAAGATAGAGGTTGTAAACGACACCTTGGCTCAAGGTGCCGATGTTACAATTAATAATATGAGAATCAAAGCGTATCGCCCAGCGGCGGTGCTCTCTGACCCAGCAATGCATTTTGCAATGCGAGTGACACTTCCCAGCGATTAACCCACAAACAAGAAAGAAATAGGAGCACACTGGTATGGCTACACAGGACTACGCGGCCAGCGTCCAAGGTGTGGCGATCCGAGTCACTCGACTGGACGCCGCAGGCAATCTGCTTAATGGACCCGGAGATTCCTACGCCACTTCGGCGTTTCTCCGAGCATCATTTACACCCGAATACGAAGAAGGCGACGAAATCACCGAGAAGGCTGCTGACGGCACAATTTGTGTTTCGTACAAAGCACCTGACACCCTCAAGCGAATCACCATGGAAATTGCGATCTGTGAGCCCGACCCCGAGCTTACAGCGTTGATGTCCGGTGGATTGCTTCTTCGCAAGAACTACGGAAGCTTTGCTTCACCTGACAACAAGAGCATTGGTTGGGCCGCACCTGGTGTGGGCGACGACCCCGCTGGAAACGGTGTTTCCATCGAGGTTTGGTCCTTTGCTATTAAAGACGGCAAGCGTGACGCTGCTCTTCCCTACTTCTACTGGGTTTTCCCCTACGCCAAGTTGCGTCAGAGTGGTGACCGCGTTATCGAGAACGGCCTTCTCGCTAACACTTTTGAAGGACACGGACTGGGTAATGCGCTCTTCTCGACAGGTCTTGACGACCGCTGGGAGTTCCCCATCGCCACAGAGCGTCCCTACAGCTACGCACGTGGCACATGGGCACCTGAAGGCCTTAAGGGCTTCTACCGTTGGTTTGGTCTTAGCGCAAACACAGCTACGAACAAGTCCATCACCTCTGAGGTTGGGACCATCACAACTGGTACCGCCCACGGCTTTGAGGTTGGGCAGTCAGTAACCATTGCTGGCGTTGATTCTAGCTTCAATGGTACCCACCTTATTACGGCAGCTCCGACTACCACAACCTTTAGGGTTTTGCTGACAGGTGCTTCAGATGTTGCAAGCACCCCGGTATCTCCCGCTGGTGAGGTTGTCCGCAATCGTGGCTACCTCGCAGTAACTGACTTTGCCAGCCAGGGCTCTACTTCAGAGTACAACGTACCTGGTGGTGAGGACTTCAACCCAGACCTCCCGATCGACTTCATTATCGCATCGAGCGAGGACCCCACCCCTTAAGAGATTAGTCAGAGCGGGCAGTTAGCGATGGGAGTCCCGTCGGCTGCCCGCTTTACTAATAAGGAGACAAAATGAGCAACCTCTGGGTAGATGTCGAAGAGCTAGGACAATACGCTAATTCAGACTATGCTTATGAAGCAGTTAAAAATGCTTCGTATCTCTTGTGGGGAATGTCCGGAAGAAAGTTTTCCGGAGTTACCACTGTAACCGAAAGATATGTCTCAGCCTATGACCCGTATCTTAGGTCCGGAGGCTCGAGATTTAATTTTTATCCTATTCTTATCGGGGGTCAAGTCGAGAATATTCCTGTTGGTTCTGTCGACCGAAACTCTCACCACGACTTTAATGGCGACGGGACATCTTCTTATTCAAGACTTAGGCTGAGAGGCCGTAAGGTTGTTAAGATACACAATCTTAGGGATCAAAAAGGGGAGATAATTGATTCCAGCACCTACTATCTTTCAGACCACTCCACTATTTATGGGACTCCTAATGCCAAGTGGAGCCCTTCAAACGTAGAGGTCACCTACACTTACGGGTCACCTCCCCCGCAGGCGGGTAAGACAGCGGCAAGACTTCTGGCGACCGAGTTGGTTAAACTTTATGAGGGTGACGACACATGTGCGCTTCCTCAAAGAGTTTCTACTGCCTCACGGCAGGGTGTTAGCTACACCATCCTAGACAACCAATCCTTTATTGATGAGCTTAAAACGGGCGTCTACGCTGTAGACCTTTTTCTTAAGACCGCTAATCCTGATAAGGCCAGGGCTCGTTCTAGAGTGTTTTCTCCTGATGTCCCGAGGGCTCGTAGAATAACCGGGGAGTCTCCCGCTTTTGAGCTTAGTGCGTATGACCTTTATTTCAACGCAGAGGGCGGAAGCAACATTTACTACCTTAACGAGTTCGGAGGAGACTTCCTCACTGACGACAGCTCGTGGACAACGTACGCTGTGGTTTCAAACAACAAAAACACAATTAACGAAACTTTGAGTAGCTCTGCTACCCTCGACCCAATTGAGGGAACTATTCGACTTAGTGCCAGTTACTCCGAACTTCTTGCTATACTTGGCCCAAGAGATCCGGGAACTCTGGACCTCTATGCCAGCAGACCAAGCCTAGGAAACCCTGAGGTAGATGAGGTTATTAATTTGCTAACCTCTAATGTAATCTATCAACTGGGTGATCGAGCTAGGCCTATTTTAATACCCTAAGGACACCTATGCCAGTCAACGTCACTGATGTATCAGATGATGCAAAAAATATTGACACTTTTATGAACGAAGTTCTTACTCGTCTAGAAGCCGTCTATGAAAGTTTTAGTATGCCTCTACCGACAAGACGGTACTACACCTTTGGATCCCCTGTAGTTGACTGTGAGCAAGCAGTTGTTTCTCTAGCTCAGATTTATCTAGGAGCGCCAGGAGACGAGGTCTCGGAGCCCCGTCGTTGCAATGACCCGAGGACAGCTACTTTAAATATCTCTATTTCCAGGGAAGTACCCATTGCTCAGCCAAACGGGAATCCTCCAACCCCGGAAGCAATGACGGCGGCCAACAGGGTTGCTGCATATGACTCTTGGGTTCTTATGGAGAGTATTAATGAGCTTGATGCCTGGGCCAGCCCCGGGGGTTTTGGCCTGGGGGTAATTGCAACTTTAGACTACGAACCACCTCAGGGCGGTTTTCATACTACAGTTTTGACTCTTACAATGGCTGTCCCATAATGTTGAATGATATTAGATGGAGAGAGACAAGCGTGGAGAGAGTTCTAAACTCTGAGGGTGGCTTAGTCGGGAGACACTTGTCCGCGCAGGGGAGGGAAATAGTTTCCCTGGCTAAGGCTCAGGCGGGTAAAAAAACCGGCGCGTTACGGGCCTCTATTCACGCTACAAAAAGGGGGCGCAATCTTGGAGGGCAGTATGTCCAAGTAGGCTCTTACCTTCCTTATGCTCTCATGCACCACCAGGGCACCCGTCCTCGAGTCATTGTTCCTCGAAAAAGAAGAGTTTTAAGATTTTATGTTAAAGGTACTCTTGTTTTTACCAAAATAGTTCTGCACCCGGGGACACGGCCGAATCGTTACCTCACTGACTCCATGCGTAAGGTGATAAACTAGAATCTCCAACGACACAGAATAAAAGGAAAAATAGACAATGGCAACAAAATTTAAAGACTTTGGGTCTACAAAAACTGAAGAGTTTGACGAAATTAAATTTAAACTGTACGGAGAAGAATTTAATTGCTTCAGAGCAATTCAAGGAAAAGTTCTCCTTGAAGTTGCAGGAAGTTTTGATGACAACCGCGCGTCTAACGCAAACGACGTCATCGAAAAGTTTTTTAAAGCTGTTCTAGAACCAGAAAGCTATGAAAGATTTGACGCTCTTATCCATGATCCAGATAAAATTGTTCCCGTCGAAGACCTCGGCGAAATTACAGGTTGGTTGGTAGAACAGTACAGCGCCCGCCCTACTCAGGAGTCTTCGGGCTCCTAGACTGGGCGGCTGATAACTGGCCTTATGTGAACGGAAAAGTTATACTTTCCGGGATTATGCTACTAGAGCTGGACGCTTCAGACATGCTTGATGTAATTCACTACCTTTTTGAGGAAGACTTAAGAGTTTCTTCAGCTGAAGAGTCAGAAGCTGTTTCTAAAATACGAGAAACCATGTACCCACTGCTCTACGGAAGACCGTACAAATCCGTATTCACCAGCTCAGATACAAAGTATAATATGAGTACGGCTAGCAGTGGTCCTACTCCGGCAAATAGTACTCCTCCTGGCTCAGAAAGAAAGCCCTACATTCCGCCAACTCAATTTGACCCAGATAGTGTAGTTCCTTTTGGCGAAAAACTAGACTCCCCTTTGAAATAGCGACAGGTAAACCATGGCAGTACTCGGCTCAGCTGAAATCATTGTTCGGGCTGTAACTAAAGACTTTAAAAGACAAGTAGAAGAAGGCTTTAAGAGCGCCGCACCTACTGCAGAAAAAGAAGGCGAAAAAACTTCTAAAGCTTTTGGGCGAGGGTTTTCCCGAGGAGCTGGTGATGGGCGGAGTGGTATAGATCGGTTTATTCCGAGAGATTTTGCGGATAGAGCCGAACGTGCTCGGATTGCATTTAGAAATCTTAACCGAGTATTCACCCTGGCTTTTCCCGCCATTGTGGGGGTGGGTGGAGCTATCGGAGCCTTGGGAGGTGGACTAGTAGCCCTTGTAGGCCTTGCAGGCAACGCTGCCAGATCTGTTGGAATTGTCCTTGTAGC